TCGGTTTTTAGCATATCAATGGGAAAGAATGCAAGAGTTAGTAATTAAACAATCACGTGACGCTTATACGTGGGCCATTGAAAAAGGTATTGCTAAGGAACAAGCTCGTGCTGTACTACCAGAAGGTTTAATCGAAAGTCGTTTGTACATGAATGGTACGTTACGTAGTTGGGTACATTTTATAGAACTACGTAGTGCAAATGGTACTCAGAAAGAACACCAGGAAGTTGCTATTGCTTGTGCTAAAGTGATATCTGAGATTTTTCCGCTAGCCAACGAACTTCTAGCCAATTAAAATCATTTATCTTAGCAAGTGCCTCCTTATTGGAGGCATTTTTTTCTCCGTATTGTTTACCAGATAACGCACCTAAATAGGCATAAAATCCGTATTCAGCATTTTCATTTAGTGTACACCATGCGTCTAATCTGATTAAAGATTCCTCGTTATTAGTTACTGCCAGTTTACAAGATTCTCTAAACGCACTACGCCAAGTACTAAATGGATCTGTATTAAATGCTGTAATGTTACTAATACTATCCATTGCTTTAAATTTAGTACTGATATTTGTAGTCATATCTATAGTACTAGTATCCATTTTTAATGTAAGCGATTTTGGTAATAATTTAACTCCGCCGTATCCATAACTCAAATTATTAACAGGATTTAAACTACGCCAAACATGTACTACATCTAAATCCCATTCGCTTACTTCATAATCAAAATTAAAATCGTTTAATATAACAGCATCCGCATCTACTACCCAAAACATTTTAGTAAATGATTTACGAGCGGCGGCAATATGAGCTTGGTGTATTCCTTCTACTCCGTGTACACGTTTTGCTAAAGGAAAGCGTTCTTTTAAACTGGCAAAGTTATCGTCGGCATCTGGCTCATTATAACTTATAAAGATTATATCATACATGGCGTTTTCTTATTATACGAGGACTATTACTATAAACTGTTTTAAAAAATCGACTTCCGGCAGAATCTAAATTAGCTATTTCTAGTTTACATTTGTCTCTTAATTCTGCTCCTAAAAAATTAATGTATTTGGTCATCTCTTCAGGCTCTGCTACTTCATGTGTAGTATTCCAGTATTCTGTTAACCAATCAAAATCTCTCACTTGACTATAATCCCAATCAGTACAGTTTGTTTTCCAGCATCCTTCTCTGGCACCCATTATACTCCATATACCATTTTCTACATCTGTACCCACGCTAGCCCAAACTAATAATCTATGATAATTTTGCCACCAGATAGTTTTAAGATCTGCTACCTTAGCACCCTGGTCAAGTGACATCTTTACACCTTCACGGAATCCTGCTCGCCATGCTTGGAAGGGAGTTGCGTTGGTAAAACTTTCACTATAACTTTCATTAAATTGATAGTACTTGTCGTCAAAACAAAATTCAACTAGACCCTTAGTATCTTCTGGATCACTATTTTCATGTGTACGCATTTCATTTACAAAATTACGTGTCCATAATTTTAATCCACCATTACCATACATAAGTCCATTAACATGAACACGCCCACACCAACTAAACACATGTTCAGGAGTTAACCCTAATTTGTCTAAGTCTATTTCTACTTCAAGAAATTTTGGATCTACAATATTGTCAGCATCTACTGTAACAAAGTATTCCGTTTCACTTAATGCGGCGCAGGCTTTATGTGCGGCATCACTACCTTTAACTCCATGTACACGTTTAGCCCATGGCACTTTAGTACATAAATCAGCGTAGTTTTTTTCAGCATTAGGTTCATCATAACTGAGGAAAATAATGTCTTGTTCTAAAATTTTAATCATGTTTTATTCCGTAGTAAGTAAAAAACTTTTTAGTAGATACTGATAAATTATCAATTTGAGATTCAATCGAGCTTTCGAAATCATAAATGATTTCTCCTGCCTTAAGTATATCATGTATTCTAAGATAAAAAGTTCTAATTAAAAAATCTAAATCTGTAGATAATGTCACAAAAACAACCAGTGTATTATCATATCGAGCTCCAGATAGTACACTACGTCCAGCATCAGTAATAGAAAATTTCCATTGTTTATTTTCATTATTCCATGTAACTGTAAATTCTGTATTAACATTGATAGGTTCTGTAATCCAAATCAAGTCGTTCTTTTTAAAACTAAACTCGTCAAACATCTGTTTGGTTATTAATTTATGTTCTATTGTACCGTCAGAATTAACTACACGATCAATAATACAATCATTGAAATTAACTTTAGTAGATGTTAACTCGCCATGTTGATCTTTAGTAATTTTAGCATAGTACTTATGAGTTGGGTGTAATTCATTAGTAACTAAAAATACTCGATCAGTTAATGGATCAAAATAAGCATAATGCTCAAGTTTAATATTTTCAATTGGATTAAATTTACGTTTAGCCATTTGCTAGTGCCTCTAATCTTTCTAGTAGTTTAGGAGTTATAAAATCCTTTTCTACATAATGAAATATTTTAGATTGATTAATGTTGTTTACTATAAGATCGCCTTTAATATTTAAAATACACGATACTGCATCTGTCCATTTTTCTGGATATGTAATCCACCCTTGAAGAGGGCTTTTCATATGTATAAATTCTAAAGGACTATGTTTATCTAAAACAGTATTATGACACAACAATAATTCAATTGTTATTGCTGTTGCAAGATCCATACTGGGCCATTTTTGATATTCTTCAGGAGCAAATTTAGTCCAGCACCATTCCCAGTTTTTACAAACAAACTCTAATGTCTTATAAAACTCTAAAGCACCTTGAGATTTTTTAAAATAATGAAGAGCAAAATAAGGACTTGTAAGTTTATTAGCTATAAATGCTTTTCTATGTATTGTATCAACAACTGTTTCTAATTTATAATTCTTGATTCTATCGCAAAATTTAATTTCGTAATCTTTACAATAATCCCACCAAGTGCTTATATCCTCGACTATCAGCATATCGCTATCCAATACAATAGTTTCATCATATGGACTAGCATGAAATAACTTCCATCTATGTTCTACCATTAATGGACTATTTTCAACTTCTTCAAACCATGGGATAGGAATTATGTTATCAAATAACTGTTGATATTTTTCAGGTACTAGACAATTAGTTACAATAGAAACATTTTTAATTTCTGTTTGACTGTATTTTATACTTAAAGCCAAGGCACAGGCTTGTGTAACATAATCTACATTATTTGTATTTTCGGCAAATATTAAAAATCCCTTAGACACCAGAACCTCCATCTATGTACCGACTTAAACTTATCTTGTTCATAACATGAACATCTAATCCTGTTGTTTTAACTAACGTATATTCTCCAATATGGTCTTTCTTTTCTACAAGAAATTTCATTTTATTACCATCTGTGTTTATTAGAATATCCTTGTCCTTGGAATAGGTCATTTTTCCTGGCAACTCAACAGCAAATTGTCCGTTGGTCTTTCCGTTCATAATATGAATGGCAATACTAAAAGCAAAATCATTTCTAAATTTAGCATCTACAATACCATACAATGTTCTGAAATACAACCAGTTAGATTTAATATAAACTATAAGATCAAAAAATGCCTGCGTTACAGAATTTTTTTCAAATATAAATGTAGTTGCCCAGTAAAAAGGAATACTGTATTGATTTATTCTATAAAATTCGTCAGTTGGACGCCAACTAGCAAGATCCATACTTTTACTGTATATTTGAAAATCGTAATGATTGTCCATTGCTGGTTTAAGCACAGAAGAATTTAAAATATAATCGCTATCTATTACTAGTGTTCTATCGTAAGGAGTTAAATCGTACACTTGATCTCTAGTTAAATTTTTCCACTCGGCAGTTTTACTTGATATAGTACCGTCATGAAATTTTTTATACTGAGTAGTATCGGAATATCCTATAATTATAATTTGATCAAAACCGTGATTAGGGTAAGCATCGGCTAACCAATCAGGACTATCTGTAACTATGCTTACAGGAATATCTAAATATTGTCTAATACGACTTGCGGCAAATACTGCCAGTTTGATATAGTCTACAGCAGAGTTATTCTGAGCGAATATTATTGCTCCTTGTGTCATAACTCTATAATATCTGAAATTTTTCTTTTTGTTTTTAACTCGGCATATTTGGCAGCATATTCGTTTGTTGCCTCAAAATATAATCCGCTGATGTTATCAAAAAATTGTTGTACATCTTTTATAATAACTGGAAAATCGTTAGAATCTACAAAAGCTACATCTTCGGTGTATCCTAGATCTAGTACAGTTTTTGTAAAATTGATCAAGTCGGTTGTAATTTTAAAACTAGCGCCGTCGATATAATGGACTAGTTTTTGATTGTATTCTTCTAAAATAATACGACGTTGATTTGATAACGTCGACATATAATTGGCCACCGCAAAGGCCTTTTCAATTTTTTCATCCATAACAAACTCCGTAGTGTACTATAATACGCTACTGTAATTAGTTTGTCAATAGATATTGGTATTAAGGATTTGAACTACTAAAATCGTAAGTATTATTAGTAGTACTTGGCAAATAAGAAGACGCAGATACTTGGCCTGCTCCTGATGCGTAATACAATGTCTGTGTACTAGTTGTTGTACCTACTACAGATTCGTCGATACCAAATACGCCATAACCCGGACCATAGTTTGTATTATTTGATGTTGTACTTAAATCTTCAAATTCTATTCTAAAACTAATTGTCGATCCGCTAATACTAGCGTAGATATCATATTGATTCGGAGTATATGTTGAATTTTCAGTACCTTTTGAATAAATCAACTGGAAAGATCCTGTAAGTTGATTGTATCCTATACTACTACCGGTACCTGGTGTAGTTGCGCCAGACAAGGTAGAAGTAGTATTGACGCCAAACGCAATAGTGCCCATATGATTTAGCATACTAGCCCAACTGTTATCTTTGGCACTTCCGCTACTAGCTAAACTGGCTGTAAAACGAATCTGTCCACCAGTGTTGAAAAAATATTGAGCTACTGTAGTACTAGCAAACGTAACATTAACAAAATGTCTTGCTGTACTTTGTCCTGCAGTATTCACACCCCATCCGCCTGGAATAGAAATTGAATTAAGGCCGGCTGAAGCCGAATATCCTGATAAAAAGTTTGTATAGTTACTTAGGCAATTATTTGCCATTGTTTGATAAGCTAAAAAATCAGCGGCCTGAACTTTACTGCTAGTACTTGGATATGTTAACGAACCGTTAACAGGATTTTGATGGTTGTAAGCAGTTAAAATATCAGTATACAATGCTTGCCATTGGGCGGCAGTGATACGAGAAGAACTAGCTGTAACTTGTCCGCTGTTAACTGTTTGGCCATAGTATGTGCCCATTACTGTAGCAATAGTTGTTTGAACACTATTATAGTCACTTGCTAGTATTTTTGAACCTACTGACGCCATTCTTAACCTCTTTTTTAAAGTATTTTATTTATAAAACTAGACATTCTACTAGTTTAACACTGATGTCATCGCTAGATTCTAATGCTACAGCAAATACATCGTTCGCGTGTGGAACTGCGGCTACGGCTGTACCATTTGAAGAGGCAATCAAGCGTTGTCCTTTTCGAACCGCGCCTACAACTTTAACTGGAACACGACCTTTAAGAGCAATGTAAGTTCCGCCTTCTAACCCTTCATTCATTTTAAAAGCAGGATTAGCACTAACTACGCCAATTGCCAAATTGCCATAATTACAAGCCGTAACTTCTGCATTGCCACCTACGCTAACAACTGTTCCAACTTCGTATTCTTGATCTGCCAAATATTTTTCTGCTAAGTCCGCATAGTTGGCTGTTGTAGCATTTCCATAGAATATATTAGCATAAATGCTACTTGTTCCATCTCTAGCAACAACTGTTCCACTTGTTGACGCAGTAGTTGCTGATTCATAAGTTGTTCCGTTAACAATCAATGTAGTTGCTTTACTAGCAATACCAGTTACGTTACCTGTTAGGCTTCCAGTAAATGCTTTAGCAGTAGCATCAACCAATACACTATTGTCAGTAGCTTTAACGTTACCTGTTAAAATACCAGTCACATTACCTGTTAAATTAGCTGTAATTGTACTAGCACTAAAATTACCACTGCTATCACGTGCTACAATAGTACTTGCTGTCCCTGCGTTAGTTGCGTTTACAAATCCACCATTGAACGCTAGTGTATTTGCTTGAGTAGCTGTACCTGTTAAAATATTAACTGTTGTATTACCGCTAGCATCTCTGGCCATTATGGTACTTGCTGTATTTGTAGTTGCCGCTGATACAAAATTACTACCTAATAATAATTGATTTGCCTTAGTAGCAATACCATTCATCTGTGTTACATTGATATTGCCGCCAGCATCTCTGGCAACAATACTTGTTTGTCCAACAGCATTAGCTACACTAGCTTGATTAGCACCCGATACTGAAGCTTGAATTGTAAGAGTATCTGCTTGTTGAGCAGTTGCATAAACATAACTAGCGTATACGTTTCTCCAACGTTGTGGGCTAGTACCTTGCAAGCCACCGCCTGTGTTAGATCCTAAATCGCAAGTTAAATCATCGCCTGGTAATACTTGAGTGTTTAATAACTGTAAAGGTACCACAAGCTGACTACTTGAATTGGTAGTTTGAAATACTATAGGAGTACTATTAACTGTGCTTCTAAAAGTTGGAGTAGTATTGCCATCGTTGAATACTAGTAATTTAACACTAGCACCTACAGTATAGCCTCTATCGCTAAAATTAACAACATCTCCAAATACAGCATTAGTACTTAGAACATATCCGCTTGCGCTTACACCGCCTAATTGATCCGAATCAGTAGCTGTTCCCCAGAATCTAAATAAATTAGTATCGTTTAAGTTGCTTGATGTATCAAGTGTACCGTTTGTAACACCAATCTGTGAAGGATTATTAGTATTAACTAGTGTAACACCTTTGTAAATCCAATCGTACCCAGTACTAAATCCCAATGTAGCATTAGCTGTTGAATCTTGTTCAAACGCAGAATCGCTACTAATTGTAAAAATGACATTTCCGTTATCATATGCTGCAATAACAGCATGAGTTCCGCCTGCTTTATCTTTAAGGCTGATACTTTGCATTTGTGTATTTTGTGCGCCGTTAACTGCTTGAGGTCCAATTAATGTAGGTGCTGTTCCATTCCACGCAAATAACTGATTACTAACTGTATCGAACCAAAAATCGCCAACGCTTAATCCCGAAGGTGTTGTGGCACTTACATCTGCTCCGCCTACTACGCGAAATTTTGTTCCGTCATAGAATTTTATTTTGCCAGCACTACTATCAAACCAAATTTGTCCAGTTAAAGGATTTGCTGGAGCAATACTATTAGCAAAATTTTCTAACAAATAAACAAAATTTTCATTTTGTGCTAATCCATAGCCAGCATAACTTTTACCAATCAATTTAAGATCAGTTGTTGTATCAACTGTACCATCGGCAACTGTAGTTATCGCTGGTAAATTTGGGTTATAGTGGTAAATTGTATATGACATGTCGCTCTTTCCTTATTCTATATTTATACTGTATTTGGTGTTGACTGGTTACCCTGTACCCAGGTGTTAAAAGCCGCCATCTGATCAGCATCATATCCATACAATTCAGGGTATATACTAAGCCAAACCGAGCTTAATTCTGGCACCATGGCCTTAAATCTGACAGAAGCGTAACCTATCTTGTTTAATTGAAAGGTTACTGTGCCGCCGTTTGTTGTTGTAGACTTATAAACGCTAGGATCAGCACCATCGATACTAATAGGAAAATCTAATTTTTGTAGATTTTTTACACCTATTTCTGTAATATCAGTACACTGAACTCCATTTTGATCTACAATTTGTGGAATAAGAGTAATAAGATTGTCTACTCCTACAATTGATTTCTTTTTACTGTCTAAATAAGTATTAGGACCAAAATTTACAATAGCTTTTCTCATTTTAAGAGTATTTTCTGGAGTCCAAAAAGCCATTTGACTTGGAGCTAAAATACTTTGAGAAATATCATTGTATTGTTGCTGGGTGATAGTTCCTAGATAATGATTTTCTAGATCTGTATCGCTATGCTTAACATCAGCAAAAGACGCTAGTGCCCCGTAAAGCCCTGTGATTAATCTAGTAGTCATTGAAAATGTAATACTATATTGTTTGTCTTCTGTCCATCCAGTAGATATTTTAACTCCTGGTGGTGCTGGTGGTATAGTTGTATCTGTCATGCTGTAACCTTTATTAATTTATCGTATACTTTGTCGCAATGATCGCATTCAATTCCGCAAACTGTTTTACAATTATTAGTTAGCTGATTGAATCCTAGTTCAGTAATATCATTGATCAGTGTTAATGCCAATGGCATGTGACCTGTAGTGCTTAATATTTCACCGAATCTAACATTACCACTAGATCTTTGATAAGCGTCTACTACACGGGTCCATCTTTCGATAGGGTAACCTCTTCCGGCTAGTTTAATAACATCAACTAAACCGTCAAACTTTCCTAAATCATTAGGAAATGTAAATGCTGTTTTAAGCCATTCGGCAGGACGTTCTTTAAAATAGCTAACACATCCTAGTTGATTGTGTACACTAGAAGTCAACTCTCTCTTGTCGTGTATCTTAACTTGACTTATAATTAAATCGTCCCATTGTTTCCATTTACAATCTACTATACATCCTTCATTAACTAGCATGGTAATTTTAATATCATGCTGTTTGGCATACGCACTCATCTTGCGTAAGGTATCTAAGTCTCTATTTAAACTTCGATCTACAATGATATTTGTAAGATGTAACACTTCATGCATAAAAATAAAATCTTTAAGTGTACGTACTAAGTTGTTTACACTATTTTTTAATACAATATCAGGCTTATGTTTTTGAAAATCTTTAATAATATTAGATCTAAGCAAATAAGAATTATTAAGAGTTACCATATCCACGTCAATATTTTTAACGTGCTCTATTAAATCAAACACTTGTCCATAAAATTCATTACTATACAAACTAGGGTTAATAAGATAATGTAGTTTTATACCGTATTTGTTTCGTACGGCATACAATTCATCAAACATTTCTTTTGAGCCGAACAAACTTCTAGCACTACCAAATTTATTGTCGCTAAAATACACATCGGAGATAGAATCAACATCAAGGTCTTCTAAAGCTCCAAGTATTCCTGGTGTATAAGGTATACTAAATTTACGGTGTGTAGACATTGTTTGTTCTGCTTCCTATTCCAATCCAGCTAGCTTCTACACTGGTTCCGTGATAATAATGGTCACCGCTTGTAGCCGCTGTTACATAGAACCAACCGTAGTAGTAATTATTTCTGTCATAACTCAATGGTTGAACACTTACGGCCCAAGTTACTGCTTCTAATCCATAATAATTATTTCTTCCATCATATATGGAAGTAAGCGCAGAATGAATATTCAAGTCGTAGTGCCCTTTCCAGTATAAACTGTTAGGATCATAACTTAGTCCTAGTATAGATCCTAAGTCTATTGTGATAGTAACTGATCCATTTGACTGATAACCGTAACCTAAATTATAATAACTGGTGGTCCAACCGCCGTAAGTACTGCTAGGAGCATAGGCATTTCCAACTGGTGACCCGCCCCACTGATGCATATCAATGGTTCCTACGATAGTTTCAACAATATTTTGTAAATTGTTATTTAAATTTTGAGCAATAATTATAGGATTAGGAATATAAGGCTTGTTGCTTAGGTCGTTATAGTTACCTGTTGTAGCCACTGTTGCTAATAATGAACTAAAGTTAGCATCAGTTAAAATTTTAGCCCATGGACTCCAAGTATTAGCTACATCGCGACGACTACGAATATAGTTGTCGGCGTGGGCACCAGTTGAACCGCTCCAACCAATTAACAATTCACCTCCGCCTCCGCCGCCTAATGTAATTAAGTTACCGTAAGTTGTTGGATAACCATTATTGTAAACACCACGTAATGTTAACTCTCCGCTTGGTTCGCTTTGTCCGTTTGACTCGGCTGATATATTACCTTGATAACGTAAAGCACCAGTTGTAGTAGAATAGTTTACACTAAAGTTCAATGGGTTCCAAACATAAGAATTTGCTCCGTCATTTGAACCCCATAACCATGTTGGTTGGCCACCTTGGCCATTCCAATGTAACTTCATATTATACGCATCAGTATTAATATAAGTTGAATAGGTAGCGTTAACAGAATTAGTAGCCGTGTCGGCATTACCTGTTACGTTACCTGTTAAATGTCCTGTTACATTACCAATCAAATTGCCAGCAAAATGGTCGCTAGCAGTATGGATTGTTCCTGTCGCATTACCTGTTAGATTACCTGTTACATTACCAGTTACATTTCCAAGAACGTTACCTTGTAAATTACCAGCAAAGTAATTAAGTGCGGTAAGAACAGAACCAGTTACATTACCAGTCACATTACCAATTAAGTTACCTGAAAAGTGATCGCTAGCTGTATGAACAGTACCCGATATGTTACCAGTTACGTTACCAGTTACGTTACCAGTTACGTTACCAGTTACGTTACCTTGTAAATTACCAGCAAAATGATTAAGGGCTGTAAGAAGATTACCTGTTACATTACCTGTTACATTACCTGTTAAGTTACCGATAAAGTGATCTGTAGCAGTATGGGTTGCTCCTATGATATTACCTTGTACATTACCAACAACGTTACCAAAAACATCACCGACTTGTTGTCCTGAATGAGTTCCAAAACTATCGCCAGTCAGCGTACCAGTTACATTACCTGTTACCGGTCCGCTATGTTGTCCTGTTGTATTACCTGTTACATTTCCAACAATACTAATATTGTAAGTAGCATTGTTATTAAACACAAAATTATTTGGTTTATTTGGATAAACGTTATTCCAATCAACTTGATTAGCTACTGTGGCGACATCTGCGAGTGTAGCGTGGTCGGCTAATGCGGCATGGTCTGCTTGTGATGCCGCATCTGCCTTTCCAATGAAATGAGGACTAGTAATAGCACCATTGCCGTCTCTAATAACTGCTGTATTAGGAGTTCCAGATACAC